CCCTCCTTGTTTAGGAATTCTGAAGACAAATTAGAGAATGCAATCTTGTTCAGGGCTGTGTAACTCAGACGCTGTCCCGGGCGCTTGTTGCCCGTGGTGGGCAAAGAGCCTGCATTTTTGTTTCCGAAAATGAGCTTGGCGGCGGCAGCCTGTTGCCCGACCGTGATCCCAGTGCCCAAGGCGAGTCGGAGCAGGCTCCGCGTCATCTCGGACAGAGGGTACCCGCTCTTGAGCAGCTTCTCCACGTTGGCGTGTGTCAGGTCGAAGAGCCGGAGCGTCTTCTTGGCCCTAAACTTGCAGACCCGACCGTACTTGCCGGCCGTCTTGGCACTCTCTGTGAGGTAAAAGGCGCGCGTGTCCCGAAGGAGCACGCTACACGCCAAGCGCTCGAGCCCCTTAAAGAGCACCTTGCCGGTCGGCAAGATGGTTTCGGAGAAGACCATCGTTGCTTCGCTAACTGATCTGGAGCAACAATTTAATTGTCGTTGAAATGGATCAAGGTCCGTGCAGACGGATCGGTCGCTGTGGACCAACGCGGCATCCACTTGTACGGCACGGTGCTCTCGGGCCGGTGGAATAGTTCGCGGAAAGTGCGTTGATAGTGCTCGCCCGTCTTGCGGAGCGCATCGACCCACGAGTAGCCAACCGCATCGCTCATGCCGTTCTTCTGGCGCCACGCAATCTGGAGCGGGAGCATGTCCTGGAACGCCTCGCGGAGGAGCGACTTCTCAAAACCACCCTTTGGCATCTTGAGCGCGGGCCGGAAACCATCCATCACGTAATCGACCACGTCGCGGTCGAAGAACGGCACGCGAAGCTCCAGGCCGTGGGCAGCCGTGCACCGGTCGGCCCGGAGCACGTCGAACATGTGCACGTCACGCACGAGCCGGCACGTCTCCTGAAGGAACTTTGCCTCGCTCGGTGCGTCGTGAAAATACAGGTACCCGCCGAACAGCTCGTCGGCGCCCTCGCCGCTCAAGATGACGCGGACGTCGGTGTTGGCCGCGATGTACTTGCTGAGCAGGAACATGGGCACAGAGGCCCGTACGGTCGTCGTGTCATATGACTCGAGGTGCCAGATGACGTCACGTAGGGCCGCGATGCCCTCCTTTTCCGTGAAGATGACCTCGGTGTGCTCCGAGCCGAGAAAGGCGGCCATTTCACGCGCCGCCAAGAGGTCGGGCGCATCCCTGAGGCCGATCGAGAACGTCTTGATGGGTCCCATAAGCTTCGTGCCGATTGCCGCCACGATGGACGAGTCGAGGCCGCCGCTCAGGAAAAAGCCGACAGGACGCTCGCTCGTGGTGACGCGGCGCTCGACCGCTTGGAACATGAGCGTCTTGATGTGGTCCTTCACGTGCTCCACGTCATCGTCGTTGCGCGGGCTGTCCCAGTAGTTTGAGGCCCAACACACGAACGCGTCGAGCTGGCCGTCGTACAAGTGGCCCGGGGGGAACGCCTTGATCTCCGTACCAAAGTGCGTCAGAGCCTTGCCCTCGGACGCAAACGCAATTCCCGTGAGGCCCGGGCGCGTATAGAACAACGGCCGAACGCCGATACGGTCGCGTGCGGCCCACACGTGCGTGCCGTCCGTGAACACCAAGGCAAAGTCGCCGCTCATGAGCTCCAGGGCCCGAATGAATCCGTGCTCATAAATCAAGGGCAAGATGACCTCGCAATCCGAGGCGCCCTCGACGCCGCCGAGCTCCATGTAGTTGTAAATTTCGGCATTCGCGATGAGGTGGCGACCCTTGTACTCGATGGGGTCTTTTGGGCCCGGGCCGCCGTTGATGGCCAAGCGATAGAACTCGAGGTACGTGTCCTTCACGTGTCGGCAGGTGATTCCGTCCGGCCCGCGGTGTTTGAGGATATCAACCTTGGGGAGCTTGTGCTTCGACCCGTGTAGGGCAAAGATGCCGCACATTGCTCAAGGCACGCTCGGAGCCCTTAACTGTCGCGCATGCGGTACACGAGGTTGTCCCACGGGAGCGCGATATAGTTGTCCCAGTCGATGTGCGTGAACACATGGTAGCCCAGCTTTTTCAGGGCATAGAACGGCGACGGAACATGCTCAAGCCCCACGAGCTTGGGGTCGATTGTCTGTGAATTATGTTCGAAAAATACGATGGGCCGGTACTTTTTGATCGTTTCGGTGGCCCCCTCGATGACGAGGCCTTCTGCACCCTCCACATCAATCTTCAAAAAATCAAGGCCGGGTATGTCAAGGCTGTCGAGCGTCTTGATCTCGAGCGTTTCTCCACCCTCACCGAGGCGGACCCCGCCGCGATTGAAGCCCTGGCGCCGCTCGTCAAACACCTCGTCAAGCTTGCACAGGTTCAGGGTCTTATTTGCGTGACCGAGGCCGTGCTGAAACGCGTACACGCGCTCGCTCAGAGCGTTCACCTTGATGTTGTGGCTCAGGACGTCAAACACGCTCTTTTGAGGCTCGAACGCCCAGACTTCGGCATCCTTGTTCATATTGGCGTAGCTGATCGCGTGGCAGCCGATATTTGCACCCGCGTCAACTATGTACCGGGACTTGGCGATGTACTGCTTGAGAACCCCGTTGATGATGTGATTCTCGTAAACCTGGCCTTGGCTCATATGTGCCTTGATATAAATGTCCTCGTCATGGAGCTTGAAGATGCCATTAGGAGTGTGAACAGTCCCCATTCTGCTTAAGAAACTCGACATAAGCTTTAACTCTCGCTAAGCTAGCAGGGTCGGTCGATGAGAATTTCGTGTAAAGATTCTGAAGGTGGTCACGGCCTTCACCACGGACGCCCGCAAAGTGGACACAAAAATCACCGGGCAACCAGTGTACCTTTGGGTCCATGCGATAGTCGTACGCGTTCATGATGTTGATAAACTCATGAGGGACCACTTGGACGCCCGCGTTGTACTTCGGTGTCTGAATCAGATTGTCCATGGCGGTCTGTTCATGGAACAACGCCCGATCGTAGCCTTGAAAGGCCCACACGTCCGCGAGAAAGTCGTGTGCCAAGGGACAATTCTTGATGAAAAATACACCCGAGTTCAATCCCTGGAAATCTTTCCCGACAAAGAGAAACTTACCGGGCTGCACGAGCTCTACGAGATCATCAATTTTGCGTTCCTGGTTCGTGATGAGCACGTCACCGTCGAGCCACACGAGCCAGTCCCAGTCGGCCAAGTGTTTCTGAAGCAAAGGAACCTTGGCCCATTGGAGCTCGCGGCGCACCGCGTCGAACGGCAAGTCTTCGGTGATGCGCGTGTAACCGTGCGTCTTGGCGTGGCGAACCTGGCTCAGTGTGCACAAAACGACCGACCGTTTGTACTCTTCGCCCGTCGCGAGCGAGCACACTGCGAAGCGCATCTCATAGGGTCGAGGTCAAGTACTTTAACTTAAGGATATGCGCTACAAAACCCCTAATGCTGATCGACACGTTCATGTTCTACAACGAGTTTGACGTGCTCGAGCTCCGGCTTGAGGTGCTTGACGAGTATGTGGACAAGTTCGTACTTGTCGAGTCCGAGGTGAACCACGCAGGTGGCCCAAAGGAGCTGTTCTTTGCGGCCAATAAAGACCGGTACGCCAAGTGGCTCCACAAGATTGAGCACGTGGTCGTGACGGCCGACGAGTCGCCCAAGGGCACCGACCCGTGGCTCCGTGAGAAGTACCAACGCGCAGCGATCGTGCGCGGCCTTGATGACGTACCCTCCGAGGCGATCATCATGTTGTCTGACGTTGACGAGATTCCGGACATGACGCGCGTGCCGTTCGAGAACCTGGGCCATATCATTACGTCGGTCCATATGTGGATGTTTGAGTACTCGCTCGACTACGTCTACACGGGTGAGCCGTGGTTCGGCACGGTCATCACGAACGTGGATATGTTCAAGCACGTTGGCCCGAACCACCTGCGGGACAACCGCTGGAAGTTCCCGGTGGTGACGTATGCAGGGTGGCACTTGAGCAGCTTTGGCACGCCAGCGCACGTCTGGAACAAGATGACGACGTATGCCCATGCGCGCGACGCACAGCTCGCCGGCGAGTCACTCGCCAAGTTTACGGACTACATGTCGCAGGGCCTCCACACGGACGGTGCGACTAGACTGCTTCCTCGCCCGTCAAACGCTCCATTGCCCGGATCTGTCGATACTCTTCGTCGGCTAGGTCTTCTGGCAGGCCCATGAATCTCTCCTTGAGTCTGAGAAGTTTGCGCATTTCGTCGAGCGCCAAAAATCTGAAGAACCGGAATTTTGCCTTGAAATTCTTGAAGGGCCCACCGACCCGATTATCAGAGAGACCCTGGGCGACGGGCCACGTCACCTCGCGGAGTTCGTGAAGTTCAGCCTCGAGGTTATCGAGGCGCTTGAACACGTGCTTGTGGAAGTTGTCCATTGCAGTCTAAAGCTTCGTGACCTTTAGACTACAAAGATGAGTTTTGAAACTGTCGACGCGACCGTCGGTCGGTTCACGGTGAGCGTCATCGAGGATGACCAGTACATAGGGTACACGCTGCGCCAGGGCCTCGAGTGGGACGGGTGGATGCGCAAGGACCTACCCTGGATCTACAAACCCGGGACGGACATCATCGATGTCGGTGGAAACATAGGCTGGAACGCGCTCATGTTCTCAGACTATGGCCCGGTCCACACGTTCGAGCCGGTCTACCACTCGCTCATCACGCACAACGTCGCCCAGAACCGCGACTCCCTTCTGAACCCGATCTTCACACACCCTTTCGGACTCTCTGACGCCGAGACGTCGACGCTCATGTTCAAGCCCTTGCCCGACGGCGCGTGGTGCAACTACGGTGGCACGTCCCTGACGCTCACGCCGCGCCACGCGCCCGAGCCGATCGAGGTCCAGCTCGGTCGGCTCGATGACGTGTACAACGGCCAACCGAGCGTGATGAAGCTTGATGTCGAGGGTCACGAGTATGAGGTGCTCAAGGGGGCCGAGCGAACGATCCGCGAGTGGCACCCGGCGCTGTACGTCGAGATTTTCGGCTATGACAAGAGCCCGATCCCCGAGTTTCTTCAGGGCCTCGGCTACAGCGCTCAAGAGCGCCCGGAGCACAACTACCTCTTCACGTGGAGCAACGATAGTTAACGCACAGGGCTGCACCGAGGGCGAGTAGGATGCCGAGCCACTGGATCCAGTGGTCAAACGTTTCACCAAAGACGAGATAGGCCGTGAGCGCACCCCCGATCACGATCATCGCCTCCCACATGATACAGGTCCACATCATGCTCTGGCTTGCAAAGGCCCTAGTCAGGAAGAAAATGACCGTCAGGTACGCCGCGACGCCGATGGCCAGGTGCCCGAGGGCGGGTGAACCCCGCCCTCTGCTGTCACTGAACCATTTCAGGTGTGTATTGCCAAAGAGCTCGGCCATGGTCATCATCAAGACATTCACTATGGTCATCTGGTACTGGGTCGATAAGTTTTCTGACGGTCCATATTTTGTTTTCAAATGCTAATGGAGCTCAGCGCCCGGCTGACTTCTTGGCTCGTGTGGGGTATCCCACTCGGGCGTTTCGGACGCGAAGTCCTTCTCACAATTTTGATCAGGAATCCGATCGAGTTCAGGGTTGCTTGGCTCAGGTATGTAGCGTCGAGGTTCGAGTGAGGCGCGCTTAAGGAGGACGCGCGCGTGGAAAGGTAAGATGGATCCGAACCATGAGGCAAAGATGATAATCGCGCGCAAGATGTGGACTGATATGGGTGGCGGTTGTCATGGCATCCCTGATCCGCCTAACTGGCTATATAACCAGGAGAACATGCGTATGATGTATGACGTGATATGCATGGGACATGCTCAAGGTTTGCACCGATCAGACATTTCACCTGAGCTCGTCGGGTATTTCAAGTACATGTACGACGCCTTCCCACCGGGTTATAATAAGATAGTCCTTGCCGAGTTCTACAAGAATGCTTAATACAGCTTAAGGTTCTCGCGTCCTCAAGTATTATGGGCCCCTCATGGCTCTTTATAGGCCCGAACCCCTTGGCTGGTATAGGCCAGGTGACTCTCCAGTACCTCAAGTGTGTGCAGTCCCTAGGACACGAGGCCGAGTACGTGGTCCTCGGGGCCCAGCCCCTCAAGACCCGGTATGACCGAGGCTTTGCCTTCCTCCTCCCACTCGAGGACCACATGACCCTGTTTGATTCTGTTGCAAAATTGTGTAACCGGGTCCAAGTCATGACTGTCTGTGAGACTGATCCTGTGAATTCAAAGTACGAATTGTTCAAAAGGTTTCCAGAGGTTCTTGTCCCATCGGAATTTTCAAGACGAATTCTAGAGAAGCAATTTCCATCGGTAAAGTGGATCCTGTTCAGACACTGGACTTTTGAAAAACCGCAGGCTGTGTCCCTTCGGGACACGTCCCCATACACATTCTACACGATCGGAAATGTCATGGATCCCCGGAAGAACATAATTCAATTGATAAATTGCTTCCAAGAGGTTCGGGCCAGGGCACCGAACGTGCGGCTGGTGCTCAAGGCGACGTGCCTCCAGCCCGTGACGTGGCAGGTTCCGGGCGTCGTCATCATCAACGGACTCTTGGACGTCGAGGCGCTCGAGCGCGTCCACGCCTCGTGTCACTGTTATGTCAACTGCTCGCACTCCGAGGGGGTCGGAATGGGGGCGGTCGAGGCGGCCGTACGTGGCAAGCCTGTGGTCATCACGGACTTTGGTGGGCTCAAAGAGTACGTGGACACGCCGTGGGTCGTGCCGTGTACGCGCGGTCCCATAGGCTTTGACGATTTCTTGTTCCGAAAGGAGGACGAGTGGGGCCACCCGGACCCCCAGAGGCTGGTGGCGTGTATGCTCGACTGCTACGACCGGCGCGTCACGCACTGGGACCACGGGCACACGCACAAACTCATGGACGAGGTCCGTGAGCGGTTCAGTGCTGAATCGTAGGAAGGTTCCGGATCCCGTTGCCTGCGGAGCGCGCGGCGTTCAGCGGCTTGTTCGTCAGGGCGTGCATAGCCGCCTGCTCGAAGAAGGAGGCCGCCTTGCGCAGCTTGTTCTTGAACGAGTTTGGCGCGTTGATGCTCCGGCTCGCCGAGTTGTTCAGCGCGGCCGCACCGGCCATGAAGTTGTTCGCCGCCTTGTTGTTGGCGGCGTTCACGCGCTTCACGTTCGCCGCGACGTTGTTACCCGCGGCGATCTGCTGGTTCGCGGCGGCCGCAACACCGAGCTGCTGGTTTGCAGTAGCAATCTTGGGTAGCGCGTTATTCATTAATGGGACCAGACATTTAAAATTTGGACGCCGGGGTGCCCTTCACCACGGAGCCCGTTTCAGCAGACTCGACCCAGTACCACGCACCGTAAACGGTCAGGGCCATCACAATACTCGAGGACAGCATAAAGCCCTTGGTCGAGTTCAGGTACAAAATGGTGTCATCCACGACCTGGATGCCTGTCGGCTTCTTGAAGAGACGAGGGACGATCGTGACGATAAGGAAGTTGATGGCTAGCGCAGCCCAGACGTAATTCCAGTTCCAGGTCTCCATTACACTAGCTTCAGATTATTTGTGGAGTGCTTCTTGCAGAAGGCGCCGCACGTCGCCTTGAAGGCGCAGGGCTTGCCCTCGAGGGTCTTGGCCGCGCAGCGCGCTGCGAGGGCCGCTGCGGTGGGTGCGGGTGCGCCGGGAGCCTTGGGGATCTCGCTCGGTCCCAGGACCTTGAGCGTGTGCTTCTTGCTCTGGACCTCGAGGGTCCGCTCGCGTTGCCGGAGGGCCGAGTCTGCCCAGCGCTCGGGCTCGGGGTGGCCTAGCAGCTGCGCGTCGGCGTACAAGCTGTGCCAGAGCGGGCTGCCCTTGCCCTTGGGCGGGGGCGGCGGAGGCTTGGGCGCGGCGACAGTAGGCACGGGACGAGCGCGGGAGGCCATTGTGTGAGCGAGTGATGAGGGTGGGGGCGCGTGGTCCTTGTACGGTACAAGACACGTTTTTTTATCTCATCTTCTGGTAGGATGGGTATTTGCCCTCAAAAATTCGGACCCTACTTTTGGGGGTCCCTCCACTTGGCCTGTCTCTACGCGAGTGACGCCACGTCACTTCAGGCCTTCATCCAGAGTTTTACGGAGGTCCTACCCTGCCCCGCGTGCCGGCACCACTTTAGCGAGGTCCTTGCGCTCGTGCCACCGCCGAAGGAGGGTCCGCCGCTCGTGTTCTTCAAGTGGTCCGTCGACGTGCACAACATCGTCAACGAGCGCATCGGTAAGAAGGCTGTGACGTTCGAACAGGCCTTTGAACTCTGGTCCACGTGTGAAGACGCGCCGAAACGCTCAGACCCGCCTCTGTGGGTGCTTGTGGTGACACTCTTGGCCATTCTCGTGGCTTGTTTTATTCGAAACCGGCGCTAAATCAAGTGCCTGTGCGTTAGGCGTCACCTATCTCTCAACCCGCGTATCAGGAGCCGCCTGAGCCTCCTTTCGACGTTTATAATATTCCCTGGCTTTCTGGTTCCGCTCTTCCCTGTGGGCGTCTCGGTACTTGGCATCACGGGCTTTAATATTCTCGATCGAGCCCCCATATTTTTCGTAAATCTCTAAAAGCTTCTCAACAGGTATACCATTAATAGTTACTTCCATATTGACGGCCCATGATTTTTTTAAACGGCCGCCTGAGGCGTCAGGCCACGCCTGAACCTTTTCTCAGGCCATAGTAAGATGACTGGCAAGGTGTACAAGATATCGAACAACTTTGACCATAAAGCATACATCGGACAAACGTGGCGATCATTAGAAGAAAGGTTCAAGGGTCATTGCTCCCTTAATAGTAAATGCATGAAGTTGCGAAACGCGATACAGGCCCACGGGAAGGAGAATTTCAAGATCGAAATTCTATGGGAAGGTGAATGCACACAAGAAGAACTTGACGAGTACGAAACCGAGTTGATAGGTTTATTTGATGCATTGAGCCCGTCTGGGTACAACCTAAAAGACGGCGGTGGTTCGGGTGGCAGACATTCGGAGGAATCCAAACAAAAGATGAGTGAAGCACTCACGAATCCTTCGGTTGAAACGCGGCTCAAGAGGAGCTTGGCGTTGACCGGGCGCGTAATATCAGAAGAGACGCGAAAACGTCTTAGTGAATCACACAAGGGATATAAACCGACTGATGAAACACGACAGAAGCTGAGTATAGCAGCAAAAGGTCGTACTCTCACTCTTGAACATCGTACAAAGATGAGTAAAGCCAGAAAGGGGCTTCCACTTTCTGATGAACAGAAATTACACTTGCAAAAGCTACATGAAAATATGAAGGGGCGGTTGGTTTCAGATGAAACTCGTGCTAAAAGAAGCGCTTCTCTGAAAGGTCGAGTATTCACTCCTGAACATCGGGCGAAACTTAGTCAAGCGAGAAAGCGAAGAGCCGGTACTGAAGAATGCGCTGTTAAGGAAAATGAACGCAATGAGATTAGCATATGAAATGACACAATACAAGCGACTCAGTCATCTAGAGCACATCACCACCCGCCCGGATGCATATGTCGGCTCCCTCGCTCGCGAAACTGGCACCCACTGGGTCCGCGACGGGAACCACTTCAAGCTCGTTGAACTTTCTATTTCACCAGGACTCGTGAAGATCTTCGACGAGATTCTGGTCAACGCCATCGACCAGTGGTCCCTGCACCCCAAGAAGGTTACCGAGATTTCAGTCAGGACCGAAGGTTCTGCAATTTCAGTCAAAAATTCAGGAGTCTGTGTACCGATCAAGAAGCACGAGACCGAGAAGGGTCCCGGGGGCGCCCCGCTCTGGATCCCAGAGCTCATCTTTGGGCACCTGTTGACGAGCTCCAACTATAACGACGAGGAGGAGCGCGTGACGGGAGGCCGCAACGGCTACGGTGCCAAGCTGACCAACGTGTTCTCCAAGCGGTTCTGGGTCGAGATTACTGACGGCAAGAAGCGC